AGACTGCGCGGCGCTTTGGCCTGCGTTGAGGGTCTGGTCGCGCAGCGCGTCGAGCTGCTGGAAAAGACCCCTTCCCTGTGAGGAGTTGGCCAGACCGCGCTTCGCGATCCCGGCCGTCAGGGCGTCTTTTGCTTGGTTGTATTGGCCCGTGAGGTTGGTCTGATACGGGGTGTAGAAGTCCGCGTATTTCTTGGCGTAGAAATCCGGTGTGAACATCGAGAAACCGGAGTCGACCTGGCTGCGGAACGGAGACGCGTCGAACGCAGCGGGTGCTGCCGGGGCGGGCGCAGGAGCTGGTGCAGGAGCTGGAGCGGGAGCCGGGGCGGGCGCTGGTTGCGCCGCTGCCGCCGCCTGCTGGCGAGCTGCTTCCTGCTGTGCCCACTCGATCTGGTACTGGCGCGCCTGATCCTGCCAGGAAGGACCACCCGATCCGAAGACCGCATTGCTGGCTTGGTCGAAGATACTGGTCATGTTCTACTCTCCTAAGCTCGTCCGTAGACGCGCGGCGTAGTCGGGCCGCCGCTGAACCAGCTGGCCACGCGTCCGCCATAGGGCGAATACGCGTCTGCTTTTGCGGCAGTACCAAGCGAGTTGACGGTGGCACCGAAAATGTCGCCCAGCGACGAACTCGTGGGCGGTGCGACCAGCGCAGTGCTCTCGCCGATCGCGCGGTTGGCGATTGCGCCGGGGTCCCCGGCAGAAGTGTTCAAAGTGTACAGATCTGTCTTTTGCTTCTCGACGGCCGAGCGAAGCTGGTTGGCCTGGGTCACTGCGTCGTTGGCGATCTGCCCCAGGGTCGTGGCGCGCGTCTTCTCCACGTCGCCCAGCGCATTGCCCGCAATGTTCGATCTGAGGATACCGCGGCCGGCGAGGATCGCCGTGGCCTTGTCTTTGGCGCGGGCGTACTGCTCCTCGACCTGGGGCGTCTGCGCCGCTACGCTCGCGTTCTGAAATGTTTTGTAATAATCGGGATTAAACTGCGCAAATGCAGTGTCGATGCTCTTTTGGCCTTGGAGAATGCGAGCCTGACGGGCTTCTTCTTCCTGTCGCTGCTCCAGCTTCGCCATCTGGGCGTCGTTGCGAGCTTGTGCGACCCCGTCGTCGTCATTACCGAAGCACATAGTCGCGCGACCTCATGGTCGGGCACGGTGCGGCGATCTCCGTTTTATGACGCCTGCGGGTGTTCCGGGTTATACTGCCCGTCTTCGTTCAAGTCACCTGATTCCGGAAGAACATAGCGGTAAGACTCGCCCGGTTTCCCGGCCGGGAAGAAGCCGAGCAGCTCGAACCAGCGAGGACGTTCCGGGTGATTGGATTTGGTGAAGCTGATGAACCGGGTGTTCGGCCAGGCCCGCTGCAATGCGCGGACCCGTCTGCGGCACGCCAGCGTGACGGCCAGCCCCCTGGCCGCAAAGCCCCTGGAGAACACGAACCAGGTCGTGCGCACGAGGGGGTGTACGCCGCTGGGGTAATGCCCGAATAGTGCCAGGGCTGTTCCCTGTTCGTTCATAAGTGCTTCGGTTTGCGAGTTCGGCAGCGAGAGCAAAGTCAAGACCTTGGGGAGAGCTTTCCACCAGTTTCCGCATTCGGCTACCACTTCGGCAGTCGAGATCTCGGACAGGTCTGCAAAGACCTCGTAGACGTGCCCCGCGTTGGCCTTCACGAAGCGCATCAGCGGTCCTCCTCGCCTCCCTTGAAGTGGATCAGAAGCCCCGACATGCTTGCGAAACCTGCCTGCGTGCACTCCATAGTCAATGCAAAATGGGATGTCCTGCCGGTGACCGGGATGTGTGGTTCGTGGAACGAGTTTCGCGTGAGACGTCCTATCGTCTGCACCACGTTCTCGTTGTTCGGATCGGGCAGGATCTTCACCAGCCATTCGTTGACCAAAGCAACATCCGCTCCGGTGAGCATCTTCTGGGTAGCCGGGCTGTCTGCAGACATGAACGGCAGCTCCACGCTGACCGGCTGCTCGCCTGCGTCGGGGTATTCCTCGCCGCTGTCGCCCCCGTAGAGATAGATTCTGTCGTTATTGCCCCTGACGTAGAGCCGCGCGCTGTCGCGCACGAAGTCCTCGATCCGGTAGGGCAACTCGTAATAGCTCCAGGCCGTGACTTTGGAGCTGGGGAAGTAACTCAGCACGTAGATGCGATTGTCGATGGCCAGCCAGTAACGACCGTCTACCGGCTCCACCACCGAGACCGCCCGCGTGATCGTGTCGATGGCAATGTCACGCAAGTGCTGATGCACAAACGGATCAATCGCAGTGCCCACGTCATTAACGTAAGCAGCGTTGAGCACGTCACGAGCACGAATAGATCGAATACCTGACGGGTCCAGATAAAAGACATCGTTGTTGCCAAAGCTCAGAACACTGCGCGCTGCGAAAGTGCCGGTGTTGTCGAGCGACTGATAGAAGCTGATCTCGGTGGCGTCTGTCGAGATCGTATAAAGACGAATCTGCGATTGTCCGAAGACGACTGCATAATTGGAATACTGCCCCACACAGACAAGCCGTTCAGAGCCTTCGGATTCATTGCTGGCGTCGATCTGTACGAAGCCGGAAGATGCTGCGGCATCGTGCCAGTCGTTGGGCGTGTTGAGCTTGGACCCCATGAACAGCGTGCCGGCGACGGCCCACATGCGTTGCTTGTAGGTGAATGCCGACACGCCGACACCAGACGACGCGCCGCGCACGGGATAGATCAACCCGTTGATCCCGACCGTGAAATAGTCGTTGGCTTCATACGTGCCGCCGAACGTGAGCTTGTTGACCTGTGCCACTGCGGTGGCTGCATTCACGCCGCCCGTGAAGTTGAACGTGCTGACTGTCACGTCGCCAGCGACAGTGGCGGCGACCACGCGACCATTTGCTGTCGTACCAAGCCCCACTGCCGCGTTGATCGTCACCACATTGAAGGTGGCGAATGCCGTATAGCCGTGGACCGAAGTGCTATTGCCGATCGCCACGGCCAGCGCCGTGGCCGTAGCGTTGTCCGACGTGCGCCAGTGCAGCGGTCCCGTCAGAAGATTAACTCCTGCGACCGTGACTTGTGCGATGTAGTTGTCGTCTGGCTCGAAACTGCCCCCGGTTATCGAGATGCTGCCGTGCGCGCGGACTTCGGAGACAGCCACGACATTGGCTCGCACGACCGTACTGGTCAGAGTCTGGTCGTTGACCGAACCACCGTTGGCATTTCCCGTCGTGACGGTGATCAGCACACCGGGAACGCGCGATTCGACCAGCACGGTGTTGGCAGAGCTTTGCGCCTTCACGAGTGCCGAGCTGTTGAGCTGCGCCGCCAGGTATTCCGCCAGTGTTGCCACGGTCGAATTGGAGACGCCGATAGCGTCCCAGTCGGTGACGCGGACACCGTCATAGAAGTGATAGATCAGGCCGTCGACATACTCGGCTATGACGTAGAGCTTGTTGCTGAAGGTGCGGACATCGAGCACGCGTGTCATTGCCGGCGAGCTGGGCGCGATGAGCCGCTGGTACAGCACCCCCAGCGGCATTGCGGCTGCAAGATCGGCAGAGCCAAAAGTGTAGAGCTGCTGGCGAATACGCGCGAGACCGTGCGTGCCACCGGGCAGCGTGTATTTGAGGACGAACTTCTTGGCCCGCTCGATATCGCCGCCGCGCGAGATGTGCGCGTTCTTCAGTGTGTAAAGCGTTCCCGCCGTGCCCGCGATGCGCGGACGCCGCCTGTCCATCCCGTACTTGAAATCTGCAACGGCAACATAAGCCACGGCCGTTACCCGTTAACCTGGACGACCACTTTGGGGTAGGGCTTGTCCACGCCGCCATCGTTCAGCGTGAACGTCTTGCCGGCTCCCTTCAGGCGTGAACGTAACCGCGCATAGAGCGCTTGCGCACTGCGGAGCTTGCTTTCTGCGTCTTCGCTGCCTTGCGCCAGCAACATCTCCGCGGCCGAGAACGTTGTCACCAGGTTATCGTCCAAAAGACAGACGTCGATGTCGTTGACCAGTCTTTCGAAGTTTTTGAAACCAATGAACTGCACATACTGGATGGATTCGTCCGGTGATGGCCAGACCTCGTACTGCACATGATCGTGCAGCGCAGACGAGCGCAGATCCCAATGCGTAATCGGCGAAGATCTCTCGTCGTCTTCGGTATCAAAAGCGTTGTACTGCTCGAAGCCGATGCCGCGCACTGGCGCGCATGCCATGCCGCTGTACCAGATCGC